GTGATGGTCTATGGACTCTTCACTGTGATGAAAACATTTGTAAGACACAAGTAGATAGTACAATAGATGAGTTGTTGGTAGACCTAGACGCTGACGCCTACATGATAGCGTTGACTGACACTAAGAACTTTAGAAAAGATGTGCTACCTTCTTATAAAGATAATCGTAAAAGTAAACGTAAGCCTATGGTTCTTAATGCGTTGCGTGAGTATGTGCTTAAGCAACATAAAGCTATTATCTATAAGAACTTAGAAGCAGATGATGTCTTAGGTATCTTTGCTACTGCACCTCATAAAGAAGAGCGTGTGATTGTTTCTATAGATAAAGACCTGCGACAAATACCTGCACTTATATCTCAAGACGGCAAGACTATTGAGAAAGTAACTAAAGCTGAGGCTGACTATTGGTTTATGGTTCAAGCTATGGCAGGTGATAGTGTTGACGGATATAGCGGCGTACCTAAAGTAGGCGTTAAGACAGCCCAGAAATTATTGGGTGACATTAATGTTCCCCTCTTAGACTTATGGAAGACTGTCTTAAAAACCTATGACAAAGCAGGGTACTCTAAGAAAGAAGCACTGCAACAAGCTAGGGTTGCACATATATTAACTAACAAAGACTACAACAGAAAGACAGGTAAAGTAAAACTATGGCAGATATGATTAAAGAACCACCTCATTACACACAACATGAGATAGAACCTATTGATTTTATTGTCAAAAATAAATTAGATTTCTGTCAAGGTAATGTGGTGAAGTATGTTTGTCGTTATAATTTAAAGGGTGGGTTAGACGATTTATTAAAAGCAAAACAATACATTGATTTTATTATAGAAAAAGACAACCCAAAACAATTAAACTTAAAGTATGACGAAACACAAACACCTGCTAGTAAGGGCGGAACTAAACTCACCCCCAAAGGATACTAGATTTATAAAGAAGTGGGTAAGAAAATTAGTACAATCCATTAAAATGAAAATGCTAGGTAAGCCTATTGCCTATTACTGTAACAAAGAAGGTAATAGAGGGCTAACCTGTGTGACTGTTATTGAGACTTCACATATAGCATTTCATTGTTGGGACGAACAAGACCCTGCCATGTTGCAACTAGATGTGTATACATGCTCAGAGCTAGATGAAGATACTATCTTCAAACAGTTAGAAACTTTCCAACCAACCAAGATAACATACAAATATTATGACAGAGAAAACAATTTAAAATTAGTAAAGGAAAAATAAAATGGATTATAGCAGAGATGAATTATTAACTTACTTTGGTAAGACTACTTTAAAAGATAGATACTTATTGCCAGAGGAGAGTTCACCTCAAGAAGCATTTATGAGAGCGGCTAAAGCGTTTTCAGATGATGACGCAATGGCTGAAAGAATTTATGACTATGCTTCTAAGCTATGGTTTATGTTTGCAACACCTGTTTTAACTAATGCAGGTAGCAAAAGAGGACAACCTATTTCCTGTTTTCTAAATTATGTAGGAGATAGTCGAACAGGTTTAACCGCACACTACACAGAGAACGCATGGTTAGCGTCAGTAGGTGGCGGCATTGGTGGCTACTGGGGACATGTTCGCTCAGATGGTACACTAACAAGCGGCGGCTCACAAAGCTCAGGGTCTATACCTTTCTTACATGTAGTAGACTCAGAGATATTAGCTTTCTCTCAAGGTAAAACTAGAAGAGGAAGCTACGCCGCTTACATAGATATATCTCACCCAGAGATTATAGAATTTTTAGACATACGAAAACCTAATGGTGGTGACATACATAGAAAATGTTTGAACCTTCATCATGGAGTAAACATACCTGACAGTTTTATGCAACTGATTGAAAAATGTATAGAAGACCCAAGTTATGATGACAGTTGGAACTTGATAGACCCACACACTAAGCAAGTAGTGCGGACTGTTTCAGCTAAAGAACTATGGCAACGGATATTAGAAAACAGAGTTGCTACTGGTGAGCCCTACCTTTGCTTTATTGACACCATCAATAATGCACTTCCCCAACCTTTAAAAGATAAACAATTAAAAGTACACCATTCAAATTTATGTACTGAAATTACATTACCTACAGACGAGAAACGCAGTGCCGTTTGTTGTTTGTCTAGTGTTAATTTAGAAAAGTATGATGAGTGGAAAGACAACGATAAATTTATACCTGACTTAATTAGGTTCTTAGATAATACTCTTCAATCATTTATTGATAATGCACCAGATGAATTAGCTAAAGCTAAGTACAGTGCACACCAAGAAAGAAGTATTGGTCTAGGAGCTATGGGCTTTCATGCCTACTTACAGTCTAAAGGTATTCCGTTTGAGTCTGCTTTAGCTAAAGGACAGAACTTACAAATATTTAAAAAGATAAAAGAAGAAGCTGTTGCTGAATCTAAAAACTTAGCAGTTGAAAGAGGTGAAGCTCCTGACATGAAGGGCACTGGTATGCGTCATGCACACCTACTAGCTATTGCACCTAACGCTTCTTCATCAATAATTTGTGGGACAACCAGTCCTTCAATCGAACCATACAGAGCTAATGCTTATGTGCAGAAAACTATGTCTGGTTCATTTCTAGTTAAAAATAAATTCCTTGAAAAACTTTTAGAGTCTAAAGGAATAAATGATGAACAGACTTGGCAGTCTATTCTAGGTAAACGAGGTTCAGTTTTACATTTAGATGAATTAACTGAGCATGAAAAAGATACCTTTAAAACTGCTATTGAAATAAATCAGCAATGGATAATCTCACATGCCGCAGACAGACAACAATATATTTGTCAGGGTCAATCGGTTAATGTCTTTGTTCCTGCTGATGTAGATATAACAGAGCTACATGATACACACATGATAGCTTGGAAACAAAAACTAAAAACACTTTATTACTGTAGGTCAGAAGCAATTAAAAGGGCGGAGTTAGTTTCTCTTAAAGTTGAGAGAACTATAATACCAGAGTCAGAGTGTTTAGCATGTGAGGCATAGATGACAGACTCAAGTATATTTGATGACATGGATAAACCTAAAAAGTATTGTTCATGTCATACGAAAAAAAAGAAAAAAGAAAAACAAACAATATTGTGGACAGTATACCATACCATTCTAGCAGTCGAGTTAGGAATGATTGTTATAATTGAAACAATAGAATTATTGGGGGGATTATAGAATGGGATTATTTGAAGAACGAGTACATTACAAACCATTTCAATACGAATGGGCTTTTGAAGCGTATGAGCTACAGCAACAAATGCACTGGCTTCCTAGTGAAGTACCTTTGCATGAAGATGTAAGAGATTGGAATGATAGATTAACAGCTAATGAAAAGAATCTGATTAATCAAATACTAAAGTTCTTCACACAAGGTGATGTAGATATAGCAAAAGCATACCTTGATAATTATATTCCTAAATTTAAACCACCAGAAATAAGAATGATGTTGTCTGCTATTGCAACAAGTGAAGCAAATCATGCACAAAGTTATTCATTATTAAATGATACAATAGGTTTACCTGAATCTGATTACAAAGCATTTCAAGAATATAAACAGATGACTGATAAACATGAATATTTATTTAAAAGTAAAGGCAAAGGTTTATCAGGACTAGCTAGAGAGATGGCATGTTTCTCTGCATTTGGTGAAGGCTTACAACTGTTTGCTTCTTTTGTAATGCTACTAAACTTCTCAAGGTTTGGTCGCATGAAAGGAATGTGCCAGATAGTTACATGGTCTATAAGAGATGAGACACACCATGTTGAAAGCATGATTAAATTGTTTCATCAATTAATAAAAGAGAACCCTGATATTTGGACAGAAAAATTTAAAGCAAGTATCTATCAAACATGTAGAGATATGGTAGACTTAGAAGATAGGTTTATTGATTTAGCATTTGATATGGGTGGTGTGCAGGGATTAACACCTGACCAAGTTAAAGAATACATAAGATACATTGCAGATAGAAGACTATTACAACTGTCTTTAAAACCTAATTATGGTGTAAAACATAACCCTTTAGGTTGGTTAGACTGGGTTTTAAATGGAGTAGAACATGCGAATTTCTTTGAAAACAGGGCTACTGAGTACAATAAAGGGACACTCACAGGCTCACTATGGAAGTAAAGTACCCTTTTTAGAAGGAAACAAGATGGATAACTTAGATGATATAGTCTTACCTGTTAAGGTAGATGACTTAATTAAACTGTTAAACAAAGTATATCCTGAACAATCACCACTATTAAGTGATGATAGTAAGACAATATACTTCAAAGCAGGACAGCGTGATGTTGTCAAATTTCTAAATAACTTAAAAGAGGAGTCAGAAAAATAATGTGTATAGGAAGTAGTAAACCTGCACCAATGCCAGTCAGGGAAGACCCACAAATTAAATTTGTAGATGGTAATATATATGACGATAAAAAAGACCCTTTTGAAAATCCTGCTCCTTCTGACAACATGGCAAAACCTACTAAAAAGAAAGTAGATAATTACAATCAAGGCGGAGTTGAAGGTTCAAACTCTGGTTTAAATATAACATAATAAGGAGAAATAAATATGTGTGGTGGTGGTTCAAGACCTGCTCCTCAACCTGTTGCTCCAAACCCTGTAGTAAACGCTTCACCTATTGGTGAACAATTAGTTCCTACATTGGAAACAGCAGACGAGTTGTCAGATAAAAAGAAGATTACTAAAAAAGCTAAGAAGTCAGGAACAGGAATGTTACAAACTTCTGGTTTAAACATAGCTTCAAGCTCAGGTAGCGGCGTTAATACTCCGTAATGCAGATGGATAACGAAGTAGTTACTAGACAAAATACAGCGAAAGAACGCTATGAAACATTAAAACAAGATAGACAATATTTCCTAGATAGAGCCAGAGAATGTTCTGAATTAACTATTCCATCTTTAATACCTGACGAAGGTTTTACTAAATCGTCAGACTTATATAATCCTTTTCAATCAGTAGGTGCTAGAGGCGTAAACAATCTAGCTTCAAAATTATTACTTCTCCTACTTCCCCCTAACGCTCCATTCTTTAGACTACAAGTAAGTGGTGACGCTAAAAAAGAAATGGAACAACAAAAGGAGATGAAGACTCAAGTTGAAAAATCTTTAGCAAATATTGAAAAAGAAGTTTCACTTAAGATAGAAGAATTAGCTTTGCGTGTAAGCATGTTTGAAGCATTAAAACATTTAATCATTGGTGGTAATGTCTTAACGTACTTACCTAAGAATGATACTATGAGAGTCTATCCTCTTTCACAATTTGTTGTAAGACGAGACCCTCAAGGAACATTAATTGAAATAGTTATTAAAGAAAGTATTGCTCACATAGCTCTTGATGAAGAGATTAAAGAGCAAATGAAAATAAATGGTGATTATAAAGATGATGACCATTGTGATATTTACACACACATTTACAAATTAGACGATAAGAAATTTTATATATGCCAAGAAGTAATGGGAATAAAAATACCATCTACTATTGGTACACTAAGTGCAGACGCTATGCCTTATCAAGCATTAAGAATGGTAAGAATAGATAATGAAAATTACGGAAGAAGTTTTGTTGAGGAGTATCTTGGAGACCTCAAGAGCTTAGAAGGATTATCTCAATCACTTGTAGAAAGTGCGGCGGCGTCTTCTAAAATAGTATTTATGGTAAGACCTAATGCTGTGACTAGAAAAAAAGATTTAGCACAGACAAGGAACGGAGATATTATTACAGGTAGTCAAGATGATGTGTCTGTTCTACAGGCATTAAAACAATATGACTTACAAGTTGTAGAAAGAAGTATTCAAAAATTAGAAGAGCGTATGTCTTATGCTTTCTTATTACACACTGCAATTCAAAGAGACGCAGAGCGTGTAACCGCTCAAGAAATAAGATACATGGCGGAACAATTAGAAACAAGTATGGGTGGTGTTTATTCTTTACTGTCTCAAGAACTTCAACTTCCTCTAGTTAGAGTGTTGATGAAGAGAATGAGTGCGGCAAAAGAAATACCAACTTTACCAAAAGGGACTGTAAAACCAACAATCATTACTGGAATAGAAGCTCTAGGCAGAGGTAATGACTTACAGAAACTTAGAGAATTTGTAGCTGAGATAGGTAATTTGGCACAAATAAATCCTGCTGTAGTTCAATCATTAAATCCTAATGACTTGCTAACTAGATTAGCAACAGGTTTAGGAATTGATACTGAAGGTTTAATTAAATCTCAAGAACAACTACAAGCAGAACAACAAGAAGCCCAAGAGCAACAACAAATGCAACAAATGATGGATACAGCTCAGTCTGTAGCTCCACAAGTTGCCAACAATATGACTAAGGATATGGGAAACTAAAATGGTAGAACAAGTAGAAATTAAAGCAGATGAAACTACAACTGAAAAACCAGTAGAAGAAACTGCAAATCAACCAAGACCTGAAGGGTTGCCAGAAAAATTTAAGTCTGTCGAAGACATGGCTAAATCTTATGGTGAACTAGAAAGCAAACTAGGAGCTCAGGATAAATCATTTGAAAATGAAACAGAAAAATCAAATGAACCTGCAAAAGCAGAAGAGACTAAACAAGAAGAAAGTTTAGAGATAGCTGATAAAGCTGTATCTGACGCAGGTCTTAATATGGAAACATTACAAACAGAATATAATGAAAATGGACAACTTGCTGACAAGTCTTATGAAGCACTTGAAAAAGCAGGTATACCAAAAAGTTATGTTGACGCTTTTATAAATGGTCAATCAGCACTAGCGGCTAAACAATCTGCTGAAGTTAAAGCAGTAGTGGGTGGTGATGAAGCCTACTCTGAAATGGCAA